TTCGACTGTCTCCTTGATTGTTGAAACCTGAGCAGCGTTTGCCTCAGAGGCCTTTTCCAAAGTCTCTGAGAAGAAACCCTTAAGGTCGCCTAGCATTTTAACAAAATCAGGGGATTCCTGAGTTGTTAGTTCTGCTGATTTTTCCAGAACTTCGGCAGAAGTTTCTTCAGCTACAATTTCAGCAGAATCTTGTTCTACTGGTGCAACTTCTTCAATAATTTCTGCAGGTGCTTCTGTAGCTACTGCTTCTTCTACTACTGGAGTTGCTTCTGTTGTGTTAAGCTTTTCCACTTCATTTCCTCCTTCTGCAATTGCCATATTTATATTTGTGTTGTCAGGCAATGTTTGCAATCTTGATCTACGTGAATCAAGAATCTTTTCTATTTCTTTTCCTTTGTTTACATCGTTTGATTCTACCCATCCGATGAGCTCTGTCTTTTTACCAGTCACTGGTGATAGGTATTCTGATTCTGTTGACATAAATACAGAATCACTGTCTACGCAATAAAAAATATTTTCCATCTTTACATCTGCTGCGATGCCTTTAAAAATCATTTGTCCATTTACTTTTTCAATAGATAAAATGTTACATAGTTCGTTTGCTGGTGAATCAACGATTGATAGCTCGACTAATGCATAATCTTTAATAAATCTTACCGATGCACCTGTTGATTTGTTTACTTCGTTATCTGATTCAAGAATCTTTCCGCCAATTGAAAATCCTGTTAGGGTTCCGTCTAAAACCTTTTCCCAAGTGTCCTGAGCTCCCTTAGATATATATGCGTCTACGTAAACTCCGTTATAAAACTCTTTTGTTGTTGGATCATAAAAAGTTTCTGGTCTAAATGATGCTACTTTACCTACTGCAAGTGGCTGATGCATTTCTCTTAGATTACCTCTAAAGTTTTCAAATGCTTTCATGCTTGCTTCTTGCGTAACGACATCACCAGTCTGATCCAGGTTGTCTAATGTTGCGAATCCTGAGACTGTTCTTTTTTCTCTATTGACCTTTGTAAATGGAACAGCTAGGTTGATAGCGTTTCCATTGGAAGACCAATGTGACTTTTCGATAATCATATGTTATATATTATAGAGATTGTTCTATAAAAAGGCAAATAACTAGTTGAGCAGGACTAGTCGACTTGTCTTCCATCTCCCTTTGAATTTCTTCCCTCTCCCGATTTGTCTGGGGAGTTGGCTGACCTTTCTTGGTCACGAGTTCTACTTTGGTTAGCCTGAGCTTTTATTTCGGCTGCTTGGGCTGCAAGGTCTACTGGGACATCTCCGCCTTCTCTTGGTACCATGCCCATTCTAACTCTAATTTCATTTGGAGTTATTACCTGGAATCTAAGATATCTTTCGTCAATCTTTGATTGGGTATCTGCATCCGTTAAACTTAATTCATTAAATTTAAGCTCTAGGGCATCTGTCATTTCTTGAACTATTTTATTTAATTTCTTTTCTAAATTCTCTTGGGCTGGTCTGCAGACCTGCTCTTTAAATGTTTTATCTGCATCACGAGCAGCAGCCAGATTTATTCCAGCTGGTGTTCCAATTTTATTAATAGGAACTCTATGAGCCATTAGTATTTCATCTCTATTTGACTGACGATAAATATTAAATGAGGACTCTTGAGATCCTGCCTCAATAGGCTCCATTTTAAATTCAGTCTTTGAGTCTGGGGAGTCTGGAGGAAGAGGAATATATAAAGATCTGTGATTTTTACCTCTTAGCCCTACCTGGAAAAACTCAAGCAATTTTCTTTCAGACTCTGGTGAAAGCTTAGCTCCTTTTACTGTGATAATATAACGAGGAACCGCCTTATTTTCAAAGTAGTCTAGGTTATACTTTCCAGCGAACTCATTTCCAGCCATTGCATTTTGGGCAGCAATAATATCTGGAATTCCATAATAATTATTTTTTGGAGTGTATTTTTTTAAGTGAATAATTTCATTAGGTCTATCTTCTTGACCTGCAATTGGATTAGGAGTTTTTGTATCTCCAAAGTTTCTAAAAAATACAGCCTTGCCATACAACAACTGTATAAAACCGTCTCTGAAGCGTCTTACACGCATTGTCTTTGAAGGGATATGTCCGATATACCCTATCTTGCCAGTTGTCGTTCTACCGACCTCCAGGTACCCGTTGCCAGTAGCTTCTACGTCTGTGTAGAACTTAATAAGGGTTTCTTTAAATGTTTCATCCTCATTGCAGTCTTCAAGCCACTGATGGAGGTCTTGCTTAATTCTATTTAGCTTTTTACGTGCTCTCTCAAGCTGTTTTTCATCTTCTATTTCTTCAAGAGTGTCTGTTGTTTTTTTAGATTCAATAAAATCAAATCCTAGTCCAACTATGTTTGCAACCTTTGCATTTATTGCCGCATAGTTATATGGCGAAATTTCATAAATTGTTGAAAGATAATCTAGGTTATACTCTGGCTGAATTAAATCAAATGTGGCATATCCGCTAACTGCCTGTTGATGCTGAAGCTGCTGGCTAACAGATCCATCTTTTCCAACAAAAGCTTTTTGAATATCTCTAGAGACCTTTCTTCTAAATGATGCGCCTAAACCAGATAGCTTTAAAACCTCTTCAGCATCTATATCAAATAGGTCATCATTTTTTTGAGTTGTTGGATTATTAAACTTCATCCAATCCGCAACATTAGATATCTCTACACTATCTGCAACTGAGTCTTCTTCGTATTCTCTCATTTTTTAGGACCCTTAAGCTTAGCCATTTCTTCCTTGTGAACTCCTATGTCCAAAGGATCTGGGGTTAATCCCCACCTTAATCTTTGTTTTTGATATTCAAACTCTTCTTCATCAATTTGTCGGCTTCCCTCAATAAATTTAGGTTGACCTTCTTCTATACCGTAATGAGATACGGCTTTTGCCAACAACTCAATTCTTTCTTTATTGCCAAACATAGATTGTATTGAAAGAAAATTATTATCTTCGTCGCCGATCCATCTGCCGTCTGGCATTTCCCATACGTATACACCTAATCTGGTCTCACCAGATTTCATTTGGGCGTTAATTCTTTTTATGTCCATAGTTAATTATTTTACCATCTTTGTCTCTACAAGTCCAGCTTTTTGTCATGCAAAGTGACAAAATTATAATATTTGGAAGATTACTCTGTCTCTAGAGTAGGTTGATACAGACTCTTCTGTCAGGGACAGTGACGAATCTTCTCCGATAGAGGCTGGCTTCCCAATATATAATTGATAGTGATCAAGGTGATTAATTGATGGGCTTAAATAGGTAGCAATATTTTGGTAAATATTATCATCTAGAACGCCAGACCTTACGCCCTCAATCTGCTTACCATTAATCCAAAGCTGGCCAGAAACGGGGTTTGTAGTTACAATAAGAATATAGTTTGGCTCATCTATATATAAATATGAAGATATATCTGTAGCAGAAGTTGCTACTTGTCCATTTATATAAAGTCCGCTAATATTAGATTTCGATATTGTTCCATTTGTAGACCAAGAGAGGGATGTCTCTGTGTTGCCTGTTTTATTAAAAACCAAGTGACCGCTAGATAAAGATTTTGGAGTAAGGATCATCTCTATAGACCTTGCCTCATCTAGCAGGTCTATAAAAAATGCTGATGATTTTGTTTTAACTCCATTATTGTATTCTCTGCTTCTTACAGTATGGCTTTTAGATCCTATGTCTATGTCCCAAACTGATCCTGAGCTTGGCTGTGATGTTGAAATTATATTGCCGCTATTATGAGAAAATAATCTTTTTTCCAAGTAAAAAGAAATATTTAATGAGTAAAGCTCTGGCTTATACAAAGAAGAATTTGTTGATGAAAATTGTATTTTAAAATATAGAATTTTTGTTGAAGAAAAGTTAGAGCCTTGAGTAAATCCTGGGATAGAAGATCCATTTATGCATTGAGTCCACGGACCAGTTTCTGAAACTTCTGAAACATAAACATCAACTCCAGTTGATGCAATCCAATCAATCTTTGAAGATATGTACTCTTTTGTTATATTTAAAACTAAATCTTCTACAAACTCTCCTGATGTTGATCCTGGAGACAAGTAAATACTATTATTAGTATCATCATAAGAAAGATTTACATTGTCATATATTAAAGAACTCCAACTTTCTTGTTGTGGGTAAGAGTATATTGTATCTACCCTGTTGTATTTTTCTGATGCTACAAAAAGCTGACCCAGCTCTGGAACAGAAACCTGCTCATCATTAGTTAAAAGAAAATCTTTATAGTGTGATAATATTGCTTCTGGAGACAAGCCATATCTATATACTGCGGGACTGTCAATTAAAAAATATTCTCCAGAATTTGCTGGTCCGCAAGACAGCAACACACTAGAGTTTGTAAATTTAATTCTAATATCTTTTGTTGCAACTCTTACTCCGTTTACGTACAGACTCATTGATGTAACTGAATAAACTGCAACAACATGAATTGCTCTATTTGAATTTGGTACAGAGTAATCAATTCTTTCATTTTCTAACTTAAATACAATATTGCCTTTATCCCAGTACAAGCCTATGCCGCTAGAATCTGCAAATATAGGAGTTAAAGATGTAATTGTTTTTGGATGTATCCATACCTCTATTGTAAAGTCATTATCGTAAGTATCTTCTGTTGCAAATCCGCCAGTTCCATTTGTACCAGAAAAGTCTTTTGATAGGTTGAACTGAACATAATTAGAGTTATCTATTTTATTTGAGTGGTCTCCTCCAGAAACTATGGGCATTCCAGACTTAACAATTTGTCCAACATATGTTCCATTGTTTCCACATCCAGATGAGTCGTACGCTACTGATCCAGAAGGCTCGTCCATTTTCCAAAGGCCTATGGGTGAATTTTTTAATACTGACAAATAATAAGACATATTTATATTATAGCAGATTAGTCTTGCTAGTCTTTTCTTCCTTTAAAGTAAACTTACACTTAATGTAATACAGTGGCTCTACCTTGTTCATGCCTTGAGAATGATCTACCATGTCTCTAATCATTAGTGCCGTTCCTGGCTCTGGATTAATATAGATACCTTTAGATCTATCAACGCAAAATGGAGAAGAGGACAGTTCCGTGTTTATCAATAAGTAAACAGATACAGAGTTTTCATCATATGTATTTTCAAATAGCTGCTCTCTACTAAACTCCAGCATTGGCAGTGATTTAAAAAGTGTTATTTCTTCTAGGTCGCCTGTTTCTCTCATTATATAATTAGAGTAGTGCTCTTTACAAAAAGATAAACCTGATTTAAAGCTGTTATATATATACAAGCATTTCTGCAACATTCTTTCAGACATCATGCTTGTATTTTTGTTAAAAGTTTTGTATACAGTAAATTCATTAAATGTGGTCCATGGAGATATGTATCCGTGAGTTGATTCGTCTAAATCGCACTCCTCAATAAATCTAAGTAGGGTGTCTGATTCGGTTAGATTGTTTTGAAAATAGAGACAATCGCTATCTAGTATCGCTGGCAAATGCATCATAATTAATTACTCCAATTTGTTTCTAGGTCGTACCAAAAAAATGGAACCATGTACTTGCTCCCAGAAGTTACTGGCAAAGGGTGATGGAAGTATGGCCTGTATGCAGGAAACATAATTAAACTTCCAGCCTCTGGCTTAATCTTTACATCTTGCTCTGGGAAATAAATTTCTCCACCCTCATAATCATCGTTAAGGTAAAGAACTCCAGAAACTACTGGGTGGGCTTTGTCTGTTGGATCTTCTGCATCAACATGTTTCCCCATATCTGCAAGAGAGTTATATTTTCTTATACTAAAATAATCTGGAAGCTTGAGCTGTCTAGACCCTGTATTGTATGCATAGTTTACAAAACATAAATCAGATATTGATTTAATTTTATAAACCAGCATGGATGTCTCTAGGTCAAGATCATTTTTATATTGCATATTAGAAAACATTCCATCTTTTGAAACACCATACTCTGTATCTTGATCACTAGCTTTCCAGGTTTTCCATTTTGAAAGCTGCGAAGTATTGGTGTTAGCAGATTCTAAATACTCAATCTTATCTACAAACTGCTTTGGATTGCTAAGCAAATTTTTATAATAAAATATTTGATTATCTAATTTTTCTATAAGCATTTTCATCCCTCATAAAAAATGGAGTAGACTTGTCTAGCTTAGGATCTTCTTCTCCATACTTAACTAGGTACTTATGCCATATTCCAGACTGAATTTCTTCTTTCATTCTTTCGGAATCCATTTTATCCCACTCGTCGCCGTACTTTTCTTTATTAGCATGCCATTCTGGGCTTCCGTCAAAATCATAAGACCAGAAGCATCTTATGAAATATTTTTCTCCATTATCAACTCTATCTACTCCATGGAAGTAATGTGATCCTCCAGTTACTGGGTCACCTGATGGAAAAACAACTATGTCTCCAGCCTCTGGCTTGTAGTCAATAACATCCCCAGTATCATCTTTAAGGAAAGATAGTCCTCCACCGTCGTAGTCGTCATTAATATATACGGTACATGTAATTGCAAATTTTTTTCCTGGGGACTCGCTATCGAATCCTCTGTAATCTGTATGATAATGCATAGCCATTTCATTTTGCTTTGATGTTTCCCAATACTTGCAAATTGAAATTCCATTGTTTACCCAATTTGGTAAAGAAATATCATTTGTTTTAACATAATCTTCTGTACATGCATAATAAGCATTTGTAACATCTGTAAGAAAATCTTTTTGCAATAAGGTATACTCATTCTGGATATCTGTCGTATACTCATCGTTTTGTCTATTCATAGAAAGGTTCATCATCTTGCCAAATCCATACCAGTCTTGCCACTCTGTAAATAATCCTTCGGGCAACTTTTCCTCAGACTGTTTTAAAAGATCAGTATATTCTTTCCACCTAGGAAGCATATTTTTATAAACAATAACTTTTGGATATATCTCTAGCTTGTTCATTTCTCACCATACTTTCCAATGTAGTCTTGCGTTATGCCCATCTCTTTTTCTTTTTTCCAGGACTCATATGTCCGATCCTGCTCTTCTCTAGTTTTCTTAAGGCGCTCAGCTCTTTCTTTTAATCTTTCTTCGCTATAAACAGAATCTGCAGTGTCCCAAAATGATCCTATTGTGTATCGTGTTCCACCGTGGACTTTTGTAACTTCGTGCTCATTTGTGTGTCCTCCAGCAAAAATTGCTATCTTTCCTATAGATGGCTTAATGTTAATATCATAATTTTTAAAGTTTAAGTACCCACCTTCAAAATCATTATTTAGATATATAAACGCAGCATACTTGCTACTTTCAAATTCAGTAGGATTCCCATCTTCATCTGAATTGTCAGAATGAAATGATGCATATGCTCCATCTGTCCATTTTTGAGCATGATAGCTTACCTCAGATAATTCTTTTAACAAAACGTTTTCTGCTAGGTCTTTTATTCTTTTTTTTAATACTTCATTAAAATAATTAGAAGGCAATCCAAATAGTTCTAGGTTTGGATCGTAAGGCCAAAATCCCATGGCAAATGAATCATAAAAGGATATTTGATTCCATTCTAAAATCTTATTGTCTACCAACCATTCAAGATAAGAAATTATAGACTTGCATTCTGATTCTGATAAAAAGTTATCAGCAGTAAAACATTCTTCCTTATGCATTGTTATCCAGCTACTCATTTTTAAAATCCTTTGGCCCGCTAAATTTTTCTGGCAAGACACTTATTGTCCAGAAATAAGGTGAAGTATATCTACACCCGCTTACTATTGGTCTAACTCCATGAATATAGTTTAAGTCTCCAGGAAAGAAGTATCCAGCTCGTGCTTTGGGCTTAAACTCTATTCCCTGTTTTGGAAAATATAGCTCTCCGCCTTCATAGTCATCGTTAATATAAAAAACTGTTCCTATGTCATACCATGGAAAAGAGTTAGGTGTTCCTGCATCTGGGCCTTCATGAAGCTCTTTATCTGCGTGAGGCTCTTGTCTTGCTCCAACTGGCCATCTAACTAATGCTGGTCCTGTCGCAAAGCACTCAACCTCAAAGAAATTTTCAATTACTGGCTTGAATCTACGTACAATATTATTTAATATCTCGATAATATCATGTGCACCATTTTTTAATAGCTGCTCCCCAGTAACAACTCTGTTGGCCCATGGCCTGTCGTCATAAATAACTGTTCCATTCTCATTAAACTCTGTTGGAATGTCATCAAATGAACTATTATTTTTAGAAAATGAAAGTAGAATAGACTGCTCTTCTTCTGTAATAAAATTTTCTACTTCTACTATATTTTTATCTGAGTCTCCAAAAAATCCAGAGGGTGTTATAGATTTAGCATTAAAGTTAGAAACATTTTTAGAAGTGTCCCATTTGTTCATATCCATTATTCATACCTCTTTCTTGACCATACTTTTTTCTTGTAGGCCCCACCTTCGGGGACTCTAAATTTATTTGCCTGATAATGATGCCTCTCTATTATTTGTTCCTGAGTATACATCTTTTGATCTGATTCCCAATCTTCTCTTTTAAACGGAATAATCTGAGCATAAGGAGTTCCTTTAGGAATCATTCCCTCAAACCCGCTTTTTAAAAAGAATGGCATAAGTCCTGGGGTATCCATCTTGTCGTTATCAATTATACCAGAGAGGGTTATAAATGGTAGGTCGTGTCTATTTAGTGGATGAATATATAAAGCACTATACCCAGGCTCTAGCCCTGGCATCCAATTTGGATACCAATGGAAATGCTTATCTGTTCCAAGTGGTTTTGGAAATCCTGGCATATCTGGCCTAATTCCACAAAAATCTTCGTATCCGCCTGGAGACATTGGAACGGTGTATTCGTTACCTGCTTCGTCTTTTGTAATAGACATATAGATATCACATGGAGTTTTTAAAACATACCCTGTAACAAAGGCATCTATTAAAGCTGGACAAGCTTTAAATGAAAGGGAGTCTTTATTTTCTGGGAACCAATATCTGCTTGATTCTACAAACCAACTAGGTATATTCTTTTTTGTAGTTTCTGGTGCAAATTCTAAGCTCATAGAGTTGTATACTCTATTGGAATGAAATGTAATTTTAGGCATTATCAATAACCTTAAGCCTTATGGACTTGACTTCGTGCTCACCCAACTTATTACCACACGGGTCAACTGAGTCTCTATAAAAATTAGTCCAGCTGCCCGACTCAGTTATTTCTTTTATTTTTTTCATTGAGGCTTGCGGGTCACAGTTAGTATGCGGTATTTCATTTTGATCTACAAATTTAATTTCAGAGTTTTGCAATTCCCCCAATGATATAGGGACTATATTTGCAATTGGTGTATTTGCTGGAATTGTTATTTTTACCATTGGTTCTGTTATCTTCCAGGCTATTGGGAAATCTCCATGAAAAAATGAAGTGCTTATTAAAGTTGTAAAACATTGAACCCCTCTAATAAATAGATTAGGGGTTGGAATACATAAAAGACTTAAATTGCTATCTGTCTTAAATCCTATACCTGAATTAAAACTAATTGTTCCATTAGCCCTTCCAGTGGACACATATTTTTCCCCCGAAAGAACTTTTACGTGATGGGGAGAAGAGTCTGAAATTCCATCCCAGACAAATGATATTTCTTCTGGAAAAGATATGCTCCATCCCAAAGAATTAGTCACAGTAACAGGAAAGCAGTTATATGCATGTCTATCGTAAGTCTCATCCATCCAGTCTCTTTTTACTGGGGATTGAGATATGTTAGACAGGCCTGTTGTTTTAAATGCTTTTATAGAATACATTAGAGCAAGCTCTTTGAATACTGTGCCTCTAAGTTTCTGTATTCTGGAGTATGAGCGGTTTCTAAATAGTCAAGCATTGTTACTATAGAATACTTTACTCCCGAAGTAACTGGCATTGCGGCGTGTGAATAAACATAAGAAGAAGGAAATAGATAAAGATCTCCAGCTTTAGGCTTAATCTTTAAGTTAAGTTTATCAAAAAATAACTCTCCGCCTTCGTAATCATCGTTTAAATACCCTACTAAAGACAGTACGCATGTATAAGAGTATCCATGATCTGAATGGACTTGAAAATGCTGTCCAGCTCCGTATCTAATAAAGTTAAATGATTCCCAGTATTTTAGAGGGGCAAGGCTAAACATATTTCTATAGTCATCAACTGCTGGAAGCTGTGCATAGTATGCATCTTCCCAAATTCTAATTAGATCTTTATCGGTTTCATCTTGTTTTTCTTGGCTAACGTTATCCATATGTGCGGACAAAGATTTATCTTCATTGTACTTAAGTTTGAAATCTACACAGTCTCTGTAACTAAGGTTTTTTGCTCCGTAGCCCGTGTATCCTGGCTTCCAGCTGTATCTTGTATTAGACTCTGAGCCTAGGGTGTTTTCTAGTCTTTCAATATACTGTTTATCTTTGGTAAAAACATCTCTATATACGACTATTCCTGTAGCTAGGTATTCTGCATTTTCTAACATGTTTTCTCTTTTCTGTGGTTATATATATTGTATCATTTATTTTAATTTATTGGAACCCATACACCTGGCTCATTATGCTTTAAAGAGTATAGTGGAACAACGTAAAACTCTATTACATCATTCCAGCTGTCGGTTTTAATATTTATTACATCTGTTGGCTTATTTATATACATGTCATTTTTATTAAATATTTCCTTGGTATATATACCATTATTCATAAAAGACAAGCTGTACTCAGTACCCGCTGGGAAATACATTCCGTGCAAATATGGTATATTTATTCCTGGGAAGTCATACCAATTTGGATTAGTACCTGGACCGTACTGTGAGATCTTGGCGTATATCATGTATTTTTGTTTATTTTTATCTATTTCATAAACACGACAAGCTTCTTTTATAAGATCAGAAATTTCTAAATATAGGCTGTATATATTGTCATTATACACAGAAAAAAGGTTTTTGCTTTTTATTATAACTTCATGATCTAACTCTAAATCGCCGTCTTTAGTGTAATAAATTTCATCTTTTTTATACGACATCTCTTCTAATAAATCAATATCAAAACCTATATTAGAATGACTTTTAATAAAATTAGTTTTGCTGTATGTCTGGTTCAACATAAACCATTCTCTTATCTATGTAATTAACTGGATACGAAAAATTTCTGTATTGAAATATATCGTTTAAGTCTATATCTATCTTTTTTTCTTCAAATCCTAGGCTATATATCTTGTTGTAAAGCTGATCTCCAGCTACCGTCCCACCTTTAAGTCCATAAATTGCTGACCAAATTTCATAACCTAATTTTCTTGCAAGCATATCGTTTGTTATTACACTATAAGTTGCAACTCCTTTTCCTCTATAAAAAGGGTCTACATACATTCTACTTATTTGATTATTCATATTCCAAGCGCTTTGTGCTATTGGAAATTCGTTAAATATCTTATTGGAAACTACAACTGTTCCTGGCTTATATCTGTCTGTATTGTAAGCAGAGCATATAACTCTTATGTGGTAATCTTTATCATGAATAAATGCAAAATGTCCCCATATGCCTTCATTATATAAGGCTTCTGGAAAAGACTGGTAGGAGATAGATTTCTCTATCTCCTCTCCAGCGTCACCTACTTTGAATTTCATCTAATGCATTTTATAGGGGGCCAGGACCATCTGGATCATTAGATCCAAATAGGGTGGTGCTATGTGCATGCATATCAAATGTAACTCCGTTTTCTGTAAAGTAGAAGTCCCATGGCTCTACGTTTATAGAATAAGACTGAATTGTAATGTCTTCATTTAACTCTAACGATTCAATCGCAACAAAGTCTTTTGATTGGAAGTTGTAAATTAAATCAGTATTTAGTAAATCTTTTACGTTTAGCGATCTAATTTCGTTATCACGCTTTGCAAGTATAAAGTGATTTAGTGTATATATATCACCATTTACTGCTGCTGCACCTAAGTTCTCATGCAACATTTTTCCGACAACAGTTACTTCTGTTTCTTCTGCGCCGTCAATTTGCTCTTGAGTAATAACATAGTCTGAATAAGATCCGTATGAACCATCATCAAGTAGCCAGTAGTCGTCTGGAATTCCTGGAATTCTTAACCCTATTACTGCATCTCCTACTTCAATTTGACCAGCTGAAACCATTCCTGTAGGAGTTCTCAAAAGAGTGTTCACTCCGACAGACTTAATAAAGCTAGGTGGTGAGAAGAACCCTGGTGGGGCGAAGAACCCTGGTGGGGCGAAGAACCCTGGTGGGGCAAAGAACCCTGGTGGCGCAAAGAACCCTGGAGGACCAAAGAAACCTGGAGGTGCAAAGAATCCTGGAGGACCGAAGAAGCTTGGTGGTCCGAAGAAGCTTGGGGCCTGTGTTGTAACCTGGTTAGAAGCTCCAGAATACCCTCCTGCACCGTTGGCATTTTCAGCCCGTATCTGATACGTCTGAGCAGTACTTGCCTCTTGCGTAATAGATATTGGAGAAGATGCTGAAGTTCCAGTTTTACCGTCGGAGCTTGTCCAGCGATATAAAGTTATTGCTGATCCACCGTCGGATGGAGCTGTAAATGAAATGCTGTCTGCATTTACACCAGCAGTTGCTGACGGGGCAGACATGGTAGCTGGAACTGTTGTAGCTGTTGCAGTTGCAGTATTTGAATCTGTTGAAGTTCCGTAAGAATCAGCTGCTCGTACTGTATAAGAATTAGAGCTAGCTGAAGATAGCCCAGTATGTGAGTATGTTGTTGTGGGATGAGAAACAGTTGCAATTTCTGTTCCACTTCTAAATACCTTATAAGATGTTGGGGTATTTGCTCCTGCAGAAGCAGTCCATGAGAGATCTATTCTTCCATCATTAAATGCTCTGCCAGAAGGCACGTTTGTGGCTGTTAAGTTGGTCGGAGCAAGCGGGCCAGTAAAGTTATCCTGGGCTGATGCTCTTCTACCTATATTTTTTGACATATTTTATCCCCTATTTCCTATTATCTTAAATCTCCAGCTAACAACCATGTTGTAGCTGCAATTTTTGTTGCTGTAACTGATGAATTTGTTGTTCTAAGAATCCGACCTGGTGTGGCTAGAACTGTAATTCCGCTTTCAATAAAGTTTGCACCTGTTCCAGCTGACTGATAGAAGCTTATAGAAGAACCGATTGCATATTTAGCATTTCCTGTAGCTTCAAATGTTATTCCTACTGCTCCTGATAGAGGAATTAAGGAGTCTCTTACTGCAGCGTCAGTGCCAAGTGCATCAAGTGTTGTATTTGATGAAATTGCTGATGCTATTGTAGTTAGAGATGGAACTCCAGCCTTTGTCTGTGTCTTGTCTGTAAATGCTACTCCTGCTGCTGCAACTGTTACTGTTCCAGTAAATGTTGGTGAATCAATTGGTGCTTTTGCTGCTAAATTAGTTGTAACTGTTGATGCAAAGTTTGCGTCATCACCTAGTGCTGCTGCTAGTTCATCAAGTGTATTGAGTGCTGCTGGAGCACCTGCTAGAAGTGCGTTAACCTGTGATGTTGCATCTGCAATAGCTTCTGATTTAGCTGTAGCAATTGCTGTTGCCTGTGCTGTAGAGACTGGCTTTGAGGCATCTGCTGTATTATCAACATTTCCAAGGCCTACGTGTGCTTTTGTAACACCAGCAACTGTTCCAGTAAATGCTGGTGAATCAATTGGTGCGTATGTTGATGCTGCTGTTGCAGATGCTAGCTTAGCATCAAGTGCTGCTCCAAGGCCGTCAATCTTTGACTGAGCAATTGCTGCCGCTGAATTTACATCTGCATCAACAATTGTTCCGTTTGCAATTTTACCTGTTGTAACTGCTGAATCTGCAATCTTTCCTTCTGTTACAGCAAGTGATCCAATTTTGTCAGCTGTTACAGCAAGTGATGCAATTTTGTCAGATGTTACTGCATCATTGTTAATTTTAGCAGTAGTAATATTTGAATCTGCAATCTTTGCAGTTGTAACTGCATCATCTGCAATCTTTGCAGTTGTTACTGCAAGACCACTAATTTCATTTGTTCCTACAGAATCATCTGAAAGGTGTATTTGTAGGATTGCGTTATCTGCAATTTTATCAGAAGTTACAGCATCATCTGCAATCTTTATTGTTGTTACGGATGTATCACCAAGTTTGGAAGTTGTAACTGCAGAATCTGCAATCTTTGCAGTTGTAACTGCAAGATCTGTAATCTTTCCTTCAGTTACTGAAAGATCTAATGGGTTTCTTGCATCTTGTAGTCTATAGTCTCCTGTGTAAACAAGGCTAGCTGTATCTGAAATGCCGTGAATGTTGGTTGTAGTATCTTTGTGTGTTCCTACAGCATTAGCAGTTCTTTGATCTACATAAAATTTATTTGTAGCATCATAATCTGTTGTTGCTGTACCAAGTGCTGTAATCTTGTTTGTATCCATATTAAGGACACCTGACATTGTATCGCCAGACTTTGCTACCTTACCTGAAATTGCTGTTGTTAATGTACCTGAAAGGTCAGCGTTGTCTGCTAAAGATGTTGCAATTTCTGCTAGTGTATTTAATGCTGCTGGAGCCGCTCCAACTACTACCTCAATTGCATCCTGAACAAACGCTGTTGTTGCAACCTGAGTTGTATCTGTTCCTACTGAAGCTGTTGGTGCTGTTGGTGTTCCAGTCAAAGCTGGTGATGATAAAGTTTTTGCTGTTAGTGTCTGATTAGCATCTAATGTTACAAGATTTGCTGTATTTGCAATTCCATGTACTGAAGTAGTAGCGTTATTATGATTTGTAACTGCTGTAGATACTTCTGCATCTAATGCTGCCGCTCCAGGAAGCTGAGCAAGTGGGATTAAGCCAGAACCGTCTAGTGAGGCTACTCCGTTTGCAACTCCTTTTGTACTCAAAGCAATGTAGTCATCTACTGTGCCTGAAAGGGCGTATTCAAGGCTATTCCACGCTGTGGTGCCATCGCCAAATTTAAATGTGTTAGTATCTGTTTCAATACCAATTTCTCCAGCTGCTAAAACTGGGTTAGCATCGAACCAATCGTCTGCGATACCTCTTCTTAATTGTAATCTTACTGTTGCCATTTTAATACCCCTTATATTTTTTGATTTATACTGCTATTGTATCATTTATTGCTTTAAACTATAACCCCAGAATCAAATACCATAGAAACATCAGAATCTGTTGAAGACGGGGTTCCGCCATCTACAAACTTGCTAGTAGATGAAGGTGTTACTCCGTTTGCCTGGACTGTATATATTGGTTGACCGTTATAATCAATAGATAAGCCAATATCCATGAAACTAATCTGTGAAGATGTGTCTGGAATATCTGATGCCAAGGCCACTGGTACCCAGGTACCATTTAGCTGGATCTGTAGTTTATTTGTTACTGTGTCAAATCTAAGAGGTGTCTCGCCCAAAACGACATTAGACCCAAATGTCGCAGTACCTGCTACATTGAGTCCATTTTTTACTCTAAAGTTTTTATCTGTTGTTGCCATTTAAGTTCACATATCCCCTAATTGTTTTGGTGGGGTTTTGAAAGGACCCCTTACCTTTTATTTAATTATTTAATTAGTGTTCCAGATACTTTAACTGTTGAGTTATTTACTGGAGTAACCCGTATTCTTACGTTTGAACCTGAAACATCTGCTGTAATTGTTCCTCTTGATCCATTAGTTCCAACAATTGCATATTCTGTAATTGCTACGTTATCTGATGAATCTAGTGTTACTAGAATTTCTGATATTTCATTGTGAGTCTCATTATCAATTTTAACAAGGAACTTACCTGAACGGTAATCAGCCTTTGCCCACTCATAAGCTGTTCCAGCGACTGTTGCTGTTCCAGAAGATGAGGCTGCAATTTGCTTCGCCTGGTCGTTAACGTTTAATGCTGTAAAAGATGTTGTACCATTTTGCTGTGCAGTATTAGCTGCCGCTGCGGTGGCCTCTGCGGCTGCTTGAGCAGCATTGGCCTTGGTTGTAGCATCTGCTGCTGCTGTGGCTTCTGCAGCTGCTTGAGCAGCGTTGGCCTTAGTGGTAGCATCTGTAGAAGCTGATGATATTGCCTCTGATTTAGCTGTTGCTACATTTGCTGTAGTAGCCAATAGAGATGTGTCAGCAATTCCATGAACGTTAGTAGTGTCAGAGCTGTGTGTTGAGAGAGCAGATGCTGCGGTGGCCTCTGCGGCTGCTTGAGCAGCATTGGCCTTGGTTGTAGCATCTGAAGCGGCATTTGAAGCTGCTGTTGAAATTGCTGAAGTTACATCAGCTGAATTAGCCTTTGTTCCGAGAGCAGTTGTAATAGTTGTTGTGTAATTAGCATCGTCATTAATTGCTGCTGCTAATTCATTTAATGTATTAAGTAGGTTTGGAGCTCCGTCTACAAGTCCATCTACTGCAGCTGAAATTGCTGTATTGCGATTTGAAACCTCTGTTGATATTGCAGTTGAAAGTGCTGATGCTGCGGTGGCCTCTGCGGCTGCTTGCGCTGCATTTGCCTTGGTTGTAGCATCTGTCGCTGCTGCAGAAATAGCTTCTGACTTAGCGGTTGCTACATTTGATGTAGTAGCTAATAAGGATGTGTCTGCAATTCCGTGTACGTTAGTAGTGTCAGCGTTATGTGTTGAAAGTGCTGATGCTGCAGTTGCTTCTGCAGCTGCCTGAGCGGCATTAGCCTTTGTAGTAGCGTCTGCTGCTGCAGTTGAAACTGAAGCTGCATCTCCTGATACTCTAAGTGCTGCTTCTGCTGCTACCTTAGTGGTTGCGTCAGTTGCTGCTGCTGTAATTGCTGCAGATTGTGCTGCGTTAGCCTTTGATGTGGCATCAGATGCTGCTGTGGCTTCTGCTGCAGATTGTGCTGCTGCTGCTGCGCCTGCTGCATCAAATACGCCAGATTTTACAGATAGTTTTCCAGCGCCGCTTACTTCAAGCTGTGTCGCCTCTACTGATTTTACAAGAGTTGCTCCACCTACAAGGTTGAGAATATAAGCATCTCCGCCTGTCTCTGTAAGTATATTTTGGCCATTGATTGTACCTGTTGTACCCTCAACTACAAGGCCTGATTTAATTCTAAAGTTTTTTACTACTGTTGCCATTTATATGACTCCTCTTGTTGCTTTTTTTTATGCTTTAAGCGCTGTTCTTATAAATCTTACTGAGATTGAACCAGAAACAGGGGTGACTCTGAAACTAATTATACCTGAATTTTCTTCAAATGCATAAGTAAATAAGCTTGTGTTTGTGTTTGATATTATGTTTGACTCTGAAACCATAATGTCTGTTCCGTTATGTGAAGCTAGTATTTCTGATGCGTAAACATCTGAGTTTTTTACTACCTGGATGTTATACCTTACGGTTCTCCAGGCACTCTTTGCAAATGAATCTATGCTTGTTGGATTTTCAATACCATAAACTGTAAGATCGTTATTGCCTTCTAGTCCAAGAAGCTCTGCTGCGTTCTCGGAATCAATGGCTGCCAAGTTTGATTCAAGTTGTGTGATTTTATAATCTATTGAATTTGCATCTGTCGATCCATCAATTCCTAGCTTTAACTCTAGGGCTTCAATTGCGTCATTTACATTGCTATGCAATGCTGCATGGCCTGCCATTGAGTCATTTGATTCTGGATTAGATAGATTATCTATAGATGTTGGGTAATTAGTTGCCAATTTGTCCTCCGTCCAACAATGTTAACTGTGTATAATTTGGTTTTACATACGATGATGTTGGAGAACCACCGTCTATGCCAATTATAGCAGGAATTGTTTCTACTACGCTGGCATTATTATTAATATCAGTATTAAAGTTAATAGTTTCCTGAAGGTTAATAGTATGAACATCTCCGTCGTATGTATGTGTGTGCATGTAGAATGGAGCGGGATCTGAAGAGCCTGGAGTTAAGTCAACCCACACTGCACCGTTGTATATCTTAATGTTTTTACTTGTAACATTAAAGTAAACATCTCCAGTTGATCCGATAAGCGGATCTTCTGCAAGTGTAAGAAGATTTAATAAGGACTTAAACTTTTTGGCCATTTTAAAATCCTTATCCTATTACAACTACTCTATATTCTCCAGATGCTGGTGCAACTGCAAATTTAATTGTTGCTGCTGTATCTGATGTATGTTCTACGTCTGCAATAATTTCTGCAAATGGAGAAGCAACTTCATATATAGAAACGACTATATCTTTTGTACCTAAATTATGAGTTACAGTATAAGATGTTGCTGATGTATTAAGAGTTGTCTTATACTTTCTTGTAATTTCATGATAATTTGTTCCATCATTGGTTAATGTCCATTGATCTGAAGTTTCATTCCACAGCAACTCTACGTCTGCTGAAGTTCCACGATTTACCTTTAAACCAGCATCTGCTGATGGTGCTCCAGTTACATTTGTATTGAGAACAACTTTATTATCAACAATATTAACTTCAGTTGTGCTGATTGAGTTAATAGATCCCTGTACATCAAGATTTCCATTTACTGTCAAGTCTCCAGCAACTGTTAAATCATCTGGTAATCCAATTGTTACTGCCGCTGACTCTGATCCTGAACCTGAAACAATAATTTCACCAGGTGTACCAGTAATTGTTGAAATGTAGCTTCCAGTTGTGTCAGTTCCTAATGCAACAGAGTTTGGCTCAATTGTAGTTGATATTGTAACATCACCTAAATTGGTCATTGTTGCTGATCCAGTCACATCTCCTGAGAGTGTGATTACTGGATCTTTATTAAGAGATACTGCCCCTGCTGTAACTGTAAAATCTGTTGAACTAAATGAAGCTACACCTTTATTTGTATAGGTTGCATCTTCAGCTGAAACTGTAATTGTGTTATCTGTTACAGCAACATCAATTCCTTCTCCTCCTGCAACAGTTAATGTATCAGTTAATAAGTTAACTGTGTCTGTTCCAGTGTCACCAGCTATTGAGAGGTTTGTAGCTACATCTGCTTCATTTGCAGCTGTTAAACGACCTTGTCCGTCTACTGTAAATGAAGGAATCTTTGTTGTAGATCCATATGTTCCAGCAACGACTGATGTATCGTTTAGTCTGATTGTATGGCTACCTGCTGGATCATTATAAGTTGCTGTTAAACCAGTTCCAGCAACTACGGTTGACCCAATTACGTCTTGAATAACTTCTGTAGATCCAGATGTGGGGGTCCACTCTGATCCATTGTAGAAGAAAAGAATATTTGTACCAGTGTTGTAGTATATCTGACCTGATACTGGATTTGAAGGCGCAGCGCCTAAGTTTTGAATTCTAGCATTGAGCAACTCATTCTTGTTGAGATCAACGCTAACTAAAAATTTTCTTGCCATTTGCTATCTCCTTATGACAGGTATGCTGTCCCTGAAAATGGTT